ATGAAAGACCCCAATGTTCGGGTAGTCCTCTGACCTTGAGAAACCCTCCCAGGATCAACGCGAACACAACTCCGGATGCAAATAGCAAGAGGTTTATTGAACTTACGAGTACTCGGGCGACTCAGTCACCTAGAGGGACTGGCGCGCCGGGTGGATTCTTTGGTCTCATTTTATAGCAAAAAAGCGCGGGTACAGAAGCGAGGAGCAAGATCATTGGTTAGTTTGAATAAAAACTCCGGTCACGAGAGGGTTCTAGAAACTGCTGAGGGGCACCCTAGAAACTGTTATGAGCTCAGCTATTTCTGGGAATTGTTTGCATAAGTCCGGGGTGGGGACTCAGGTGCATGACCACAGATATCCCGTTTGGCACTCCAAATCTTCCTTGTTTTTCTTGCTCTGACCTTTTACTGTGCCTGGCTGCACCTGTCCCTAAACCTTGGGCCCTCCGGGTAGTTTCCATACTCCACGGAATGATTTCTGCCTCATGATTTCTGCCTCCTTCATTCCCCCATTTTCTTTGAGGGTAGCTCTAATCATAGAGCAGAATTAAAGGTTATCCTCGTTGTCTAGGGTCTGGTACTTGTGCCTGAGAACCAGAATCCTTACTGCACTAACCCTATCATTGATGAATTGCACTAACTTATTGATGACACAAGGCCCGAGGGTGAGTAACAGAAGGAGGAGTAGCAGGGGACCAGCAAGGGCAGACAGTAAAGTAGTAAGCCAGGGGGAACGGTTGAACCATCCCTCGTACCAACTTAAATTCTTTTGGTGCTCTAACTGCCTCTTATCTAACCTTTCCTTGAGTCTCCTCATGGAGTCTCGCACCGCGCCTGAGTGGTCAACATAGAAACAGCATTCCTCTTTTAGGGCTGCACAAAGGCCCCCTTCCTTCAAAAATAGCAGATCAAGGCCTCTCCTATTCTGGAGCACTACTTCAGACAGGGAGGTTAAGGAATCCTCTAGTTTACTTATGGAGTCTTGAAGGGCCCTAAGGTCTGTATCCATGGCAATCTGGAGGCTAGTCAAACCTTGTTGGAGGTCTATGGGCCCTTTTATTAGGGCGGTCGAGCCGGTACCTATACCTGCTGCGACCCCTAATCCGAGAAGGACAGCCAGGGTGAGTGAGACAGGCTCTCTCTTGTTTCTAGAGTGGGGGGACTCATAGGCCTGTAGCAAGGTACCGTCTGGGTGATAGTAGATGCGAGGGACAAGCTGGATCTGGATACAGAAATCGTTAGACTGGTTGAAGACTGATGTAGAGAGGCAGGGGGTGAGGCCAGAATTACAAGCCCACCAGCTGCGGTTGGAGGGGAGGAGGTACTTGTGAGTATGTGAGGCGTTTAAGGGTATAGTCAGGTTGCAGAGATGTTGGTGAGTAGGAGGTACTTTCCCTATACATAACCCGAGTCCAGAGACTTCAGTGAGGGTGAGCTTCCCTTTTCCTCCCCAGCGACATTGGGAATCTGTGGAGGCATAAGTGACTTGCCCTGGAGTTGCGATTCCTTCGTAATAAGGAGGGCCGAGGGCTAGACAGAGCCAGCAAGACTCCGTGGCCTCCGGGTTGGTGGCATTCAAGGCCAGAAAGGCCCCTTGTACGAGGCCAAAGAGCCGGTCGCCCGTGGTGGGAGATGGAGTACTAGGGGCCGGGGGGCTAGCCTGTACCGTGGGGATAGGGGACGCTGGGGGTGATAGGGTAGGAACCGGCACTCTGGGGAGGAAGGGAATTTTTCTGGGAGGTCCTTGTTCTGCGAGGACAGGATCGGGGCCCACTACTACCGGTGGGGGACTTGTGATCACTAGTCGTATGGTCAACTGCACGCCTGGGTGTCCAGTCACATAGAACCTTAGACCCCAGGTTCGCCCCTGTAGCCAGTTTCGGAACCGTTTGCCAGGCTCGGTGAACTCTATCTTGAGTGGGTTGCACCAACCGGTGCGCTCGCATGTCCCTGTAGGGTGACCCTGGCCTACAGTTATAAGGTCCCACGAGGACCGGGGTTGCCAGTAGGCGGTTCCCGCGGTCTCACAACCCCACTCTTTACAGTACAAAGATTCAAGTCCTCCGCACCTCCGGGCCTCGGACAGGGAACGGCCATCCCGGGGGCACACGTAGAACTGGGACCTAGCAATTCTTGTTCTGGCCCGGGGATAGCTACATCCCAGGGTTCCCCAAGTGATCTGATTATAAGCATGTTCATAGTTTGAATCAGGGGGCCTGGCCTGTTGAGAGGCCGATGCAGTGAGTTCCGGGATGTCCCAGGACTCGAGACCGGCTACCAGCGCGCACACATCAGGCTCAAGAGAGGGCCACCACGTCCAGGGTGGCTCGACTGCTTTCTTTTCCCAAACGACACTTCCCGTCTGGGACAGTACCTGCCAGGTGAGAGTCATGGGTTGGTGAGGGTTGTTATGCTGTTGATTCATTTCGGCGCCGCCGAACACGCAACTTAAGAGGATGATCAGTCTTTTCCAGTTCCCAGGACTCATCGGGTGCCCCAGGTGGCGCGGGTTTGAGATGAGAAGCATGGACCCAGGCAGCAATACCGTCAACCTTCACCGCGGTCGGGGTGGTCAGTAGCACCAGGTATGGGCCTTTCCACCGAGGCTCAAGGCTGCCGGACCGATGACGTCTAACCAGCACTCGGTCACCGACCTGGAACGGGTGGGGAATGGCCACAGTACCAGGCCTGTAGGCTTCTTTTATCTGGTCCCAGATCTGAGTCCTCACAACCTCTAAAGCCTTCAAGTGGGTAAATAGAACGGGAAAAAAATCACCATTAGAACCCACGACTTCCCCAGACGCAAGTACAGGGGGCGGCCCCCCATGAAGAATCTCATAAGGAGTCAGGCCAAACTGGCCAGGGGTATTCCGGGCCCTAAGTAGCGCCAAAGGGAGGAGGGTCACCCAGTCTTTTCCACCGGTCTCTAAGGCCAATTTTGTCAAGGTCTCTTTAATTGTCCTATTCATCCTTTCTACCTGACCTGAGCTCTGGGGTCTATATGCACAATGTAATTTCCAATCAATCCCCAGTTGAGTGGCCAACCCCTGGCTTACCTGAGCAACGAAGGCAGGGCCATTGTCGGACCCGAGTACCTTAGGGATCCCGAAACGAGGTAGGATTTCCTCAAGTATCTTCTTGCAGACGGTCAGGGCTGTCTCTGTTTTTGTAGGGAAAGCTTCTACCCACCCAGAAAATGTATCGATAAACACTAGCAAATATCTATTACCATACCGGCCAGGCTTAACCTCTGTGAAGTCTACTTCCCAATACACGCCGGGTCGATCTCCCCTTTGCCTCCTTCCAGGCTCTCGGTAGGTGGTGACTGCGTTAGTTACAGCACAAACCTGACACTTGCTGGTGATTTCACGCACTACAGACTGGAGATTCGGGATGTGAAAACTGGTGCGACCTACAAGCTGGAGAAGCTTGTCTGGCCCTAAGTGCGTGAGCTGATGCAGCCGTTGAATGAATTCCCTTCCCTGGTCAGGGGTGAGCTCTCTCGGCTTGATCTTCCCCCGTGTAGGCTCGAAGTGTTCTTGATTTTTCGTGGTCTCCGTCAGTATTCTGGTTGACTGGGCAGCTTGTTTCGCGGCCTCATCGGCCTTTCGGTTTCCGGTAGCCACAGGGTCAGTCCCTCTTTGGTGGCCGGGGCAATGGATGATAGCGACTCGCTTAGGGAGATGGATGGCCTCTAGCAGGGCCAAAATCTCCTCTTTGTTCTTGATGTCTTTTCCAGCGGAAGTGAGCAGTCCTCTTTGTTTGTATATAGCCCCGTGAACATGAGCGGTGGCAAAAGCGTACCTGCTGTCCGTGTAGATGTTGATGCTTTTTCCTTCGGCCAAGCGTAATGCTTGTGTCAAGGCGATTAGTTCGGCCTTCTGAGCTGACGTTCCCTCTGGCAGGTTGCTCGCCCACACCGTCCGCTTGTTGTCCACAATGGCAGCACCTGCTTGTCGCCTGCCATCCATGATGAAACTGCTGCCATCCGTATACCAAGCGGGTACCCCGGGCAACGGCTGATCTCTCAGATCAGGTCGGGTTCCTGTCTCCTCGGCAAGGATTTCTGAGCATATGTGTATTGGGGTGTCGTCTGACTCTACGGGGAGCAGGGTGGCAGGATTCAGAATGGCCGGGGGCGCAAAAGACACCCTCTCATTCAGCAGCAGACTTTGGTAATGGGTCATCCTGGCATTTGTCATCCATCGGTCGGGGGGCTGTCTCACAATGCTTTCCAGGTTGTGAGGTGCAATCACCAACACGTTCTGTCCTAGGGTTAACTTATCAGCGTCCTTGAGAAGGAGTGCTACGGCCGCAATTGCTTTTAGGCAAGTTGGCCACCCACTGGCCACCGGATCTAATTTTTTTGACAGGTAAGCTACCGGGCGTCGCCATGGTCCTAGGGTTTGAGTAAGCACCCCCCGGGCAACACCCTCTTTTTCATCCACGTACAGAGCAAATGGCTTGGTGAGGTCCGGAAGGGCCAGGGCGGGGGCCGATAGCAGGGCCTCTTTTATACGGCCAAAGGCTTCCTGGTGGGCCTCAGTCCAGGTAAAGGGAACCTTTTCTCTCGTCAGGGGGTACAGGGGTGCAGCCAGGGAAGCGAAACCAGGGATCCAGAGCCTACAGAATCCAGCAGTGCCCAAAAACTCACGGACTTGTCTGGGGGTTGTAGGGGTGGGGATCTTCATTACAGTGGCCTTTCGGGCTGGGGTCAGCCATCTCTTCCCCCCTTTTAGCAAATACCCGAGATACGTAACTTCCTCCCGGCAAAGCTGGGCCTTTTTGGCCGACACTCGGTATCCCAACTTACTTAGTTCCTGTAAGAGCCTTCGTGTCCCTTCTTTGCAGTCTCGGTACGTTGGGGCCGCTACCAGGAGGTCATCAACATATTGGAGCATCACTACCTGGGGGTTGAGAGCCCTGAAGGATGCCAGATCCCGGTGGAGGGCCTCATCGAAGAGGGTGGGAGAGTTCTTGAATCCTTGCGGTAGCCGAGTCCAGGTTAGCTGGCCAGTATTGCCTTTTTCTGGATCTCTCCATTCAAACGCGAACAATGGCTGGCTGTTGGGGTGTAGCTTGAGGCAAAAGAAAGCATCTTTGAGGTCTAAAACTGAATACCAGGTGTGGCTGGGCGGGAGGGAACTGAGTAGGTTATAGGGGTTCGGGACTGTGGGATGAATGTCCTGTACTCTTTTGTTGACCTCCCTCAAATCTTGGACTGGCCGATAGTCATTGGTTCCAGGTTTTTTTACAGGTAACAAAGGGGTGTTCCAGGGCGACTGGCAAGGTACCAGAATCCCCAAATCCAAGAATCTTTGGATGTGGGGCCTGATACCCTCCCGGGCTTCCTTGCTCATTGGGTACTGTCGAACAGCCACTGGTGAGGCATCTGACTTCAGTTCCACTACCACTGGTGGGACTTGATTGGCCAGTCCCATACCTGCCTTCTCGGCCCAAACCATGGGAAAGAGTTGGAGCCATGACGGGTCGATAGAAGGAGGGACCGGCTTTTCGTGTAATCGGTATTCCTCCTCCAAGTTCAGGACTAAACACATGGCGGGGCGGTCTTCCCATGTTACCTGTGGGCCCTCTGTGGAAAACTGGATTTGAGCTTTTAGCTTGGTGAGGAGGTCCCTGCCTAACAGGGGAGCAGGGCATTCGGGTATGACCAAGAATGAGTGGGTCACTTGCTTTTGTCCAATTTTCAAAAGTCTCTTGGTGGTCCAAGGGTAAACTTTGCTGCCCGTCGCCCCAGCCACGACTGTCCGTTTGGATCCCATCTTTCCCATAGGCTTGGTCAATACTGAATGTTCGGCCCCGGTATCAACCAAAAACTCAGTGGGGATCCCCTCCACAGTTAACGTTACCCTGGGCTCGGGGAGGGGGTCCGAACCCCGACTCCCCTAGTCACCCAGGGTCAGGACATTGGTTTCCCTGGCGTTCTTCTTCCGGGGGCACTCCCTTGCCCAATGGCCCCTTTCTTTACAGTATGCGCACTGATCTTTGTCCAGAGGCGGTCTTCCTTCCCTAGGTGCCCTCATTGCCCTGTTGCTCAGATTCCCTGCCTGTCTCCCTCTGAACCCTTTCTCACTTACTACCGCGGCCAAGATTTTGGTCAAGTTTTTCTCCTGGCGCCTGTCACGCCGTCTCTCTCTTTCCTCTGTCTCCTTTTTCTCTCTTTCTTGCTTTTCTTCCTCTGTCTCTCTCTTATGATATACCTTCTCTGCCTCCTTTATGAGATCCTGCAAGGAATGGTCCTGGAGTCCTTCCAGCCTTTGTAATTTCTTTTTAATATCCGGGGCAGACTGCCCGATAAAGGACATGGCCACCGCCGCCTTTTGTCCCTCAGAAGAGGGATCAAATGGGGTATATCTCCTATAAGCCTCCATTAGACGTTCTAGAAAAACGGACGGGGGTTCTGTTGGTCCCTGCAAGACTTCTCTTACCTTGGCCAAATTGGTGGGGCGCCTTGCTGCCCCTTTGAGACCCGCCACTAGAGTCCGGCGGTAGACCAGGAGACGCTCCCTACCTTCAGCCGTGTTGTGATCCCACTGAGGTCGATTAAGGGGGAAGGCCTCATTAATGAGGTTCTCGAGTTGTGTAGGGGCCCCGTTAACTCCAAGGACGTTTTTGCGAGCCTCCAAAAGAATCCTTTCTCTTTCCTCGGTGGTAAAGAGGACTTGCAGGAGCTGCTGGCAATCGTCCCAAGTAGGCTGGTGGGAAAACATGAGGGACTCAAGGAGTCCCGTAAGTCCTGTAGGATTCTCGGAAAAAGAAGGATGATTAGATTTCCAATTATAGAGATCTGCTGAGGAGAAAGGCCAATATTGCAAGGGGACTAAGCCGTTTGGTTCGGCCGGGGGTCCCACGGCCCGGAGGGGCAGGGCCACAGTGGAGTCAGGACCAGTGTCACCCGTAGGACTGCGGGGACGGCGACTCCTAGTTCCAGCGGCCGGTCCCTCAGAGCCGAGTCCCTCAGCCATTAGGCCTGGCGCTGGTCTGGCCGCGTGAGGGGCTGGGGGAGGTGGAGGGGACGTTGGATAGGGCGGGGGTTCTGAGAGGAGGAACAGGCTGTCCGTCTCCGGGTAGATGGGGAGCCGGGAAGGAGCGGACGGCCTCCCCCCCGCCGACTTTCGCCCGTTATCTTGACCAGAGGCAACGGCGATCTTGGCTAAGGGTGGCACCCATGGGGGGGGGCTGTTGGAGAGGTCCTGCCAAACTATGATGTAGGGAACCTGGTCCGGGTGTCCTCCAGTCTCCTGGAAGACAATCCTTTTGACTGCAGAAATAATAGAAGGATTAAAAGTCCCCTCCGGTGGCCATCCCACTTCGAACGTGGGCCACTCGGAGGAACAGAAGGTTTGCCACTTTCCCTTTCTTATCTCCACGGAAAGATTGTGAGCCCTTGTCTTCACGTCTTTCCAGTGATCTAGTGTAAGAGAGAGAGGGGTCGACTCACCCTGTCCCATTCTGGGGGTCCCGAAGAGTGGAATTACGACCCAGATAATGATTATTATTGAAATAAAAAGGAAAAAAATTATATGGCGGCGTAGACGTATATTAAAAAGACAGGAAAAAGAGTCAGAAGGTAGGGTATGTCTCTCAAGACAGTGCAACTGTGAGATCAGAGGAGAATTATCCCTTGCCGTGGGATCCACCAGGCGTCCCTGGTCCTCCCCTGATCCTGGGACGTCTCCCAGGATTGCCGGGCGGTGAGCCCCCGAACACGTCTGTCCGCTACTCACGCCTCGATCTTAGATCGATTAACCCGGAATAAACCAAAAATGCGCGCACACCGAATAGACAGTCAGAGTTTTCGGAGTCAGACACAGAGAGAACATAGAGCGATCGCTGGCCAGCTTACCTCCCGTCGGTGGTTCGGCGGTCCTTGGGTGGGAATCTCAGATCCCGGACGAGCCCCCAAATGAAAGACCCCAATGTTCGGGTAGTCCTCCGACCTTGAGAAACCCTCCCAGGATCAACGCGAACACAACTCCGGATGCAAATAGCAAGAGGTTTATTGAACTTACGAGTACTCGGGCGACTCAGTCACCTAGAGGGACTGGCGCGCCAGGTGGATTCTTTGGTCTCATTTTATAGCAAAAAAGCGCGGGTACGGAAGCGAGGAGCAAGATCATTGGTTAGTTTGAATAAAAACTCCGGTCACGAGAGGGTTCTAGAAACTGCTGAGGGGCACCCTAGAAACTGTTATGAGCTCAGCTATTTCTGGGAATTGTTTGCATAAGTCCGGGGTGGGGACTCAGGTGCATGACCACAGATATCCCGTTTGGCACTCCAAATCTTCCTTGTTTTTCTTGCTCTGACCTTTTACTGTGCCTGGCTGCACCTGTCCCTAAACCTTGGGCCCTCCGGGTAGTTTCCATACTCCACGGAATGATTTCTGCCTCATGATTTCTGCCTCCTTCATT